TTCCAATGCTTGTTACCATCCTTAATATTTACTTCGCCAAAGAATAACCTTCTCATTATGTACCACTTCCTAACTTATGAGCCTGTACAATACTTACAACACCATTAGCGTTCTTTACCATCCAGATAGTCAGAAGTGTACCAGAGCTAGAAATAGCAATATCACTTGCGCTGCCTACGTAGGTCATAGTACCTGCACCGGTAATAGTCAGAGCATATTCAGCATCAGCAGTAAAGTATGCAGAGAATACAACGGATTCATATATAACAAGCGTCGAAGCGAAACTAGAGAGGTCAAGAGTAAAAGTACCATTTGTGTTATACCACATCGTATCAGTTAACGGTGTATCGCTAGTACCTTCTACAAAATAACCGGTATGAATAGTATGGAAAGTCTTTGTTTTATAAAACTCCTGTGGTGCTGTCCATGTATTTTCAGAGGATGTACTTGCACCACCAGTAGCCGTAATAGTTACGTTACCACTAGCATCGGGTGCTGTGCCGTTGACAGATTTAACCATACCACTAATATCAGCTTTCTTAGCATAAGTATCAACAATGATATTACCATCACCATCGTGAGTTGCTGCACGAGCCGTGCCACTATAATTCGCAGCGTTGATTGAACCAACAAACTGTGTGCCTTCACGCCACCTTATGTTAGTAGCTCCACCAAGTAAAACAAAACCAGAGAGAATATCTGCGGTATTCATTTTGTCAGCTAAGGCATTGTATATAACCTTGTTCTGTACAGGGTTAGTCGAAGAGCTGGACAGTGAGCTATCCACAGTAATATTAGTAATATCAGTTTTCTTAGCATAGGTATCAGCAATGATATTACCTACACCATCATGGATTGCTGCTGCTGCTGTTTCAGTTTTACCTAATTTACCATCTAAGGCATTGTATATAACCTTGTTCTGTACAGGGTTCAAACTAGAATCACTTAATGCAGCATCCACATCAATAGAAGTACCACCACCAGAACCCGGATTACCTCTTGGAATCGTAAAGTTCAAGATAGCGTTAGTAGAAGTACCACTATTGGTAACACTTGCGTTAGTACCGGGTTCACCTGTATACACACTACCAATACGGATAGTAGCAGCAGTACCAGCAATACCTTGTAAGCCTTGCTCACCTGTATCACCTTTGTCACCTTTTACACCTTGTACGCCTTGTGCGCCAGTGTCACCTTTGTCACCTTTTACACCTTGTAAGCCTTGCTCACCTGTATCACCTTTGTCACCTTTTACACCTTGTACGCCTTGTGCGCCAGTGTCACCTTTATCACCTTTTGCACCCTTAATGTTAACACTAGCAGGATTCGGCAAGCCAGCCTTATTCGTCCAGCTCAATACACCCTCAGAAGATACACTAGGAGTAAATACATTCACATTTTCACTATAATTCTTAGCGTTGTTCATGTATAACTCTGCATTATTCATATAGGTTTGCGCATTGGTCTTGTAGGTCTGTGCTTCATTTGCACTACCTCTGGAAGCAGACGCATAATTACTAGCAGTAGTAGAAGCAGATTGTGCTGCCTCTTTACTAGCTCCTGCACTGTCCGCAGAGGTCTTAGCATTGGTTTCACTAAGTTTAGCAGCAATTTCACTATTCTTAGCATTTGTTTCGCTAGTCTTAGCATTAGTTTCGCTAAGTTTAGCAGCATTTTCGCTCTTCTTAGCATTGTTAGCATGGGTGCTCGCTTGGTTAGCCATTTGTTCCGTCTGGTTTTTCAGAGCGGTCATGGTGGCATTAAAGGAAACTTCTTCATTATCAATGTAATGCTTAGTGGCTACGTCTTGGTCATCCACAGGGTCATTAACATTAGAGATACGATAACTTCTGCCTTGCCAAGCATTACCTGCCGTATTCAAGACAATAGAGTTAGTTTTAGTCCACTCATTAGTTTCCTCTAAGATATGTAGTTGTTGCAACTGTTGAATGGTCATATCGGACGCTTTTAAGACAGAAGCATCCGCCCACGCAACCAATCTAGTGGTATCTGTTTCACGATAGATACGAATAACACTATCACTAGGCGGTGCTGTTTTAAATACAACAGTTCTGCTATCAATAGTATAGTCGGTGGGATTCGTCATTAAACCCTCACCAACCATAACTTTTACAAAGGACTTCCGCAGGTAGTCAAACGGAAAATCAAAGTTAGTCTGACTACCTGTTCCTTTATAAGTTACGGAAGTTTTTAAAGCACTTTCTATTTTAATCACTCCTTTTATTCATCTTTAAATATATCACTTAACATGGTTATGCCAAATGCGAAACTACTTGACACTATGAGAGCTACACCAATATAACCAAGAAGTATACTACAAATGTTACCTATAGCATTAGGTTTATCAAGTTGGTTGAGCACACTTTGCCCGGCAGCAGCACCCACTACAAATGTAACAACGCAAAACATAATACGTAAAATTTTTTCAGAAGTAGACATTTAATCCCTCTCTCCTTTTCTTTTAAAGTTGATTATTAATAATTAGTTATTTCCTAGGTAGTCCTGTTGAACCCACAAGTTCGTCACGCAGACGCATAATGGGGATAACATTCTGTCCCGGTAACAACTTCAATAATTCGTTAAAATCTCTTTGTGTGTATCTTTCACCCGGTAACACTTTGCTTAACTGTGCTGTTCCGCCGGCTAAATCTATACCGGTTTTGACAGCAGGTAATTGGGTTAAGTAGTTGCCGAGTTGTTCATCAGTGTTCTTAACTCTCCTATATCTGTTAGTAGTAGTTCTGATGGATGCAATAGGTGCATGATTGGTTGCTTCCAGAATATCACCTGCATAGCTCAAAGGCGCACCGGTAACATTACTGCGCATCAGTGCAATGTAAGCCAAACTTGCAGGATTCATATAGTCCTTCATATAGCGGTCATGCGCTGCTTTGTTTTTATGGTTAATTGCATACTTAGAACGTAAGTAAGCCAGACCGGTTACAACAGCTAAGTTGGTTGCCCAAGAGAACGCCATTGACAGAGCATCATCCATTTCATGATTAGTGTACATACGCATACTTTGAGATTGGGTTGCTCTCATAGTAAAGTCTTTGAACATGAAGAAGATACGCCAGAACGGACTTGATTCTTTGAGCATATTAGTGTTACCAATAGAGGGCATTGTGATACAACGCTTTACTTGGTTTTCCATCAGTATATAGTATTGCATATACAGAGCAGGATTCTTCTCACGTAACTCCTTAATTTTGAAGTTAACCAAATTACCACTTCTGTCAGTAACAACATAATCTTTTAATGCTTTACGGAACTCACTAACATTCAAATCACTCAATCCGGCAGCAGCAAGTTTCTTCTCAGAGAACGGATTTCTAATAGCAGAGAACTCTTTACCATTAACCCATTTAACTAAATCAATTAAGGTTTGTTTCTGAGCACTCTGAATCATAGTTTCAGTCAGCTTCTGAAAACCTGTAACCTTAGACATGAAGTTAGCGGAGAAGTTAGCAAGACCTGCAGCCTTATCTAAAGCTCCTGCTGCTCTGGAATCATTCAGAATATCGCGATAGATTCGAGAGGATGAATCATAAGCATTACCAAAGATATAACGATAACCTTCGTCACCAAAAGTAGCCAGACGTGCATCCTCTAACATATCTACAGAACCTCTACCCAGACGTGTTTCAGTAACCATCTTACCTAAGTATGGGAAAATATCAAATAAAGAACTGAAACCTGCATAAGCCATAGTACCACTCAACTCGCCTAATTGGTTAAATACCATGTTACCACTATTCCTAGAATAAGCGTAGGTATTCAAAGTGCGAGCAGTAGCATCCAAAGCACTATGAGGTTGTTCAGCAGATGGCAAAGAGCGCAGTCGGTCACACATGAAATCAAAAGCTTTGAGGTCAGTATGTTTCTGGTCTTTGGTTATCTGTCTACGTTGAACCAAGTCCTCTAACTCAGCTTCAATAACAGAACGCATACCTTTAACATCATTATCAACCTTTTGAGTAAAACCTAATGGGTTCTTAAATTCAAACTTAGCATCTTTAGGGAATACAGTAGTTAAAGATACTTCGCCGGTCAAGCGATTGATAAGAGGGTTAAGATAAGCGTCCATATCGTAGGAACGCAGGTTATCATCAAAGCTAAACATGTTACCTTTGTACTCCATGCTACCAGAGGTATCACAAGGGAATCTATAGTTCAGACATTCTAAAGAACCAATCTTGTCCATATTCATGTTAGCAGTCTTATGGACATTAGAAGCTCCTAAGTCTGTCCAACCCATAGCACACTCTTTTGCTCTTTGTTTATACTCTTTCTCAAAAGCTGCATCGGTCAGAGTAGGTTTCTTAGGTAACTCTTTGTTACCAGCAGCTTTTGCTTCTTCACACGCTTTCTGCCACTTTTCCAACATTTCCTCTTCGATATGTTTACGAACCAAATCCTTTTTACCAAATTTAAGGCAGTATTCATAAAGGAACTGTTGCATCTTCTCTTTGTCACCAAAGTCAATTAACATCCTAGCGTGTTTATCAGAATCAATCCATCTATAGAACTCATCAGAATACTTATAGGTGTTTTTATCTAACAATCCATAACCTTTACCGAGGTACTTCTCGGGGTCAATAAGTAAGTCTTTAAGATAGTCACGCAGTTTCTCTAACTCAGCAACACCTTTCATAACCTCTGGTGGAAACTCTTTACCAACAGTAGCTGCGGTGTTACCTGCGTTCTTGGCATTATAGGCACGGATAACAGCTTCGTTATAATCATATTTAGCATCAGCAGAGAACTTTTGTAAACGTACTAATGCTTCATCACGGACTTTCATATAGTTGTTAACCATGTGTTCTGCTTGGAAATGCATGTTATCTTTATAGACCTCTGCAGGAATAGAACCATCATTTAACTTTTCCATATACGGAGAAGAGATAAGTTTTCCTACTAAACCTTTAAGGGTTTTGGATTTAGATGTGCTGCAGACAGAGTAAGGTGTAGCAAAGAGTGCAGTACGTTTAAACACTGTTTCCAGACCACCTTTAGCTCCTTCTTTAGCATATTCAAATTGAGCTGCCATATCAATATTTTCCGGGTTAAACAAGTTCTTCTTGGAGTAGTGAATACCTTTATATTCACAACTGCCATCTTTGAGAACCCTATAGCCCTTTTGTCCCTCTGCAAAATGCTTAGAACCTTTAGTAAGAATATCCAGAAAATCAGCATCACTAAGTCTACCTTTGACACCCAAAGCGTTAAGACCTTTGTTCATTGCTTTATGAATGTTTCTTAACAAAGGATTAGAGGGTTTCATTTCCTCAGCTAAATAACCAAGGACTTCCTCAACATCTGCATTACCACCGGCACGTTTAACAGCTCTTTGGATAGCCGGAGAGGGATTGTTATTAATTCTAAATTTTAAATCAGCAAGAACCTTAGAGTAATCATTAGGGCTGAGTACGTACTTCAAACCATGCGCACCTTTCTCATGCAGCAAGGTTCTACGAATATCTTCTTCACCACTCAGATTCTCTTTGACTAAAACAGTAGTACCTGTTTCATCATCGAAGAAGCCTTTAGCGTTATCATCAAAGTCCATACCTCGCTCTTCAACAATCTTCTTTGCATCCGCTTTAGAAACCACGTAGACACCTTGTTTAGGGTTAATTTGTTCCGAAACATCTGCATCTTTGATGGTTTTAATAAAGTCAACATCATGAACTTTACTCAACGAATCAGTAAATTGTTTAGAGCTTGCTCGTTCAAATGAAAGTTTCTCACCTTTGGCTAACCTCTCAGCTTCAAGAGCAACATTGGTTGCTTCACCATACAGTTGCTCACCAACAGCTTTACTAGCTTTAGAGAACCCCTTGCCTAACAAGTCAAGAGCCAAAGGAATACCTGCGCCACCAACAGCACCCATAAGGGCTGCCATAGGATAGTCCTGCTGATAACCAGAAGCAGCCTGTGCTAATCCTCTGTCAATTAACAGACCGGCAGAACCACCTACAGCCATCTTAGCGTACCTAGCAGCACTACCAAGTTTACCTACGGCACCAAGCGCAGGAATATAGTTCAATGGGTCGAGGAACATACCTAAGACAGTACCTAAAGTTGAGAAACCCATGCTAGATTCTTCAATACGCTGTCTGCGTTCCAAGTCCTCTTTCTTCATTCTGATAAGACGTTCGAGTTGAGCAGGACTATGGGCGTTCTGGCATACCCAGAGAGTTGCCGAATAGTCCCCTAACTCATTCTGAACGCTATCAATATCTTCTTGTGTTAGTTTATATCCTTCTTCGTCGGGCAGGTCTTTCTTAGCAGCTGCAGTACGAAATGCGCCCCAGATTGCAGAATCATATAGAGTGTCCTGCAGCTTATCGAAAAAACCTGCTTCCTCTGGTTCCTCTTGGTCAACTACAGGGGCAACAGGATTAGAATCATCGTATGCTCCTTCAACAAACTCACCAATACTGTTAGTACCAATGAAGCTGTTCATACCATTTACATAATTGTCAACATCATCACCGAAGTAACCACCATGTTTCAGAGCATTTGCATAACTACGAACATCGTAGGCGTTACCAATACCATCTTCTTTATACAAAGCAAGATAGTCGCCAAAATAATCTGCAAAATCTTCATCAGAACCAAAGTTCATATAGTAGTTAGAACCATCTGGTTGGTCTAACCCATTAGGAGTTGTCTGTGTTACACCACCATAGTTATGATATTTAGTAGCTAACTCACTCGTACCACCACCGGTTTCATGTGCCATCTGCGCATAAATCAAAGTAGGAGAAACATGTAAGCCATGCTTCTCTAACAATCTTTGCGAAGTACGATTCGCTATTTCATTTAAAGTCATTATTTAAATATCTCCTTTAGTTAAACAATGCGTGCCAGAGAGAAGCAAGAGGATGTTCCGTATCAACGCCTGTTGCATCTTTTACTTCTTTCTCTGCTGTTTCAATCTTCTGTGCATCCGGGTTGGACAAATAATATTGTTCATCACCGGCAGCCGAAGCAGGATTGTAATATACATCATCAACATTTACTCTTTGTTCTTTCGGTAAACCTTGATACCACTTAGCGACTTCTGTTGCAAGAGTTGAACTGTTCCATTTAGAAGAAGTTGCAACACCATTACGCCAAATCTGCAGAGTACCATTAGAGTACATCAATCTTGTACCTTGTTCCTTCTGCATCATATCGTCCAAGAACATTGTAACCATTTTCTGTTGGTTAGAACCTTGGACTTTATACAGGAACGCTTTAGGGAACGCACAACCATTATAGCTTACAAAGTAATCACTTGTTCGCTTACGAGCATTTTCTAAAGCTTCTGCTGCAGTCTGCCCACAATACATGTTAGTCTTGAAACTCTGGCTCAACATCTTCTGAACCTCATTGTTGGCATAGAATTGAATATCGGATGTTGCTCCGTTACCTGCCAGAGTAGGAATAGCAATGTTACTTTCAAAACCTACATAGGTATCAGCATCTTTCTCAACAGCCTTCTTGAAGTCTGGGTTACGCATGTTATCTCTTGCAAGAGCAAACTTAGACACACCCTCTTCAAGACCATTGGCATCAATAAGGTCACTAAGAACAGAAATTTGTTCACCTTTATCATCAAAGAGATAACGGAATGTTTCCTTATCCGTTTTATACATATTAACATATTTATTCAGACCGGCAGGAAGTTGTAAAGCACCTGCTGCATCATGGGCTAAAGATTGGGTGCTCAAAGAACTCAGCACGTTACCCACGTTGCCTTTCATAGCTTTCACTAAGCCTTCCATTTGCGGCATCTTCAAGAGCTGCATGGATTTCGCACCGGCTTCCTCTGGGGACAATGAACTAGCAAATTGAGCAAGTTTCATGTTTCCCCAAGCGATTGCTTCTGCATCCGAAATCTTAACTCGTTTACCACCAACATCTATTGTGTTATCGTACAATGGATTACCGTTAGAATCAACATCTTTACCTGCAACAAAGCAGTTATATTTATCATCCAGAGTAGAGGAAACAAGCTGTTGTCTGAATACGTTCACCTGTGCAGCAGCAGCTTCCTTAGCAGCTTTTTCTTCCGCTCTGACAGCACGATTCTTAGCAGCTTCGTAAGTACCTACAATCTGCTCATAGAACAGAGGGTCTGTCTTTTTAACTTCCTCATATTTATCCCAAAGGGCAGCCGAGGGAACACCATCTAAGCTATCCAAGAAGTCCCTAGTCTTTTGGTTCATCAGATGCACTCCTGCCTTCTCGGTCATTTCCGTGTAGGCACCAAAGGGAATAACTTCTTTAACTCGCATGGGTGTACCATCATTCTTATAGAATACAATAGTGTCACCCCAAGCCTTCATCTGTTCCATGTTACCATGAGAGGATAAGCTCTTTGCCATACCCTCAACAAGTTTAATTCGGTCAGATGTGCTCATACCGGTTAACATCGGGTCAGTCTGCAATTCCTGTGCTTTCTTAGCAAAATCTTCCGGGGACATACCATTAAGGCTTTGAAGAACTAAGTCATCACCTTTAGAAACAATAGCAGCGTTCCTACTAGATTCGAGGTCAGCTTGTCTACGTTTGCGGTAACTAGCGTCTTGCTGCAAAACATCCAAGGGACGTGAACCATAGAAACCCTTCTCAAAAGCTGTTACATTATAAGCTTTAATACCAGAATCTTTTAACTTGTTATCCATAAAGGATTCAAAGTTCTGGATGTTCTGTTGAGAGTTATCGGGTAAATCTTGGTTAGGAAGAACATCATTTTCATACTCCTGTTTAAAGAGTGTGTTCAGATGTTGTCCACGCAGTTCATCAATACGTGCAACTGCATAGGGGTTATCAGCAATATCAAAATTGCCAGAGCGACCAAGAATATCTAACGTAGTTAACTTCTCTCGGTCTTTCTCATTTGTTACTGCGAAAATGCGGTCTGCTTCTGCTTTACCAACCATTTCCGCACGTTTATCAGCAGCGATACTTTCAGCAATCAAACCATTCCCAAGTAACCCTAGAGCACGTGAGAGTGCCATAGCATTACCATCAACGGATGCGGAAATACCGCCACCAAAAGAGGGTGTAATTAACCTCTTCTGGTAGGGTGCTTCCGGTTGCTTGGCAAATTGTCGCTGTGTTCCTAACGCATTAGCTATCGGATTCAACATATTTATTTACCATCCTTTGTTATTATCTTAATTTGTAAATACCTTCACCTGCACCGGTCTTTTTATGAACCGAGCGAGGAACATTACCAATCCACGTTTTAGTAGAATTAACAGGTTTAGCTCCACCTTTCCACCAATCCCATTGTTGCCCTTTGGATTCTACTGCAGCCTTTTGATTAAGAACAGCAGTAGTGTTCTGCAAGATAGTGTTCGCAGAAGATAAGAAGTTAGCAAATCTTCCGGGCATCTTAGGTGCAGTTGCATTGAGGTTATCAATATAGTTAGAGGTGGATTTAAACGTGGCATCTTCATTCAAATCAATCTCGTTAGATTTACGTGCATAGTTATCCTTAACAGAAGAAACAGCACGTGCCGTATCACCTTCGACATTTCTAACTAACATGTTAGCGGTTCGTCCCTTCGCCATTTCGTTAACAGCAGCTTTAACACCACTGTTTAATTGAAGAGCGTTCTGACGTGTTTTCATAATCTCTGATACGGCATCATCAAAAGCATCAGTACGTTCCTGTTCATAGTTTTGATAAGCATAGTTCATCTGAGTAATGGCAGCCTTAGCCTGTGCATTAATCAGTCCTTGTGCTTGTCTGTACTGAGCCTTTTGTCCTATATATTCACCGCCAATTTGTAATGCGGTACTAACACCTGCTAGTACATCACACATCTATATCACTCCTTTTGGGTGAACATGAAGCTCTGGAAGTCCTCTCCGTTAATCTTATGAACATCGAAGAACTTAGCTCCCATCCATTTTAACCACTTAACATGCTGCTCATTTCCTAACCAGACAACATTCTCTAAATGGTTATATTTTTCTAAGTAACGAACAAGTAATTCTTTGACAGTTCGCAAGAAAGTAATTTGATGTTTCTCAACTCTATCTGTACATAACATCCAGACAATATGAAGGTTAACATCTGCTTGCTGAACACCGCCAATAGCATATACATTGTCATCATCATCTACAAGCACTGTAGCGTCCGCATAGTTCAGAACAGGAATCTCACCGAGAGGGCAGTTATTTATAATCTCAATCTCTCGTACATCTTTGGGACGCTTATGTTGCATAAAGTCAACAAAGTGCTTTATCTTCATTGCTTCTATTCGCATCAAAATCTTTTTGTTCTCCTTACGTAATTACCAATCCAACCTGCACCAATAAAAGCTACCGGGGCAGGTGCATCTGTTTCAACAGTAATTCTGCAGTTAGTGTTCAAGCTCTGAACAGGGACTGTAAATTTACCGGTAGAAAACATCAGCTTATCTAAGGTGCTACTTGCAGTACCTAAGATTCTACCTGTGTTTACATACTCATATGTATCTTTATCTAACACATCAACCTTAACTGTAAAGTAGCTACTGTTAGCATAATTTATCCAGAGTTGTTTAATCTGTAATCTACCCTCTAGCATTGCTTCTACGCCACTATCTGTTGCAGCTTTAACATACAACGTGGAGAGAACCATTCTAAATGTGTAGATTAAACCACAAATAATTTGCTGCCCACTATAGTTACCATTGAGTTTCACAGTACCATCTGCAGCAACCTCTTTGAACGTACCATCAGCAGCGACAATACCATACTTCTTATCTGGGTTATAAATCTCATTGTAGAAGTTCTTGATATTGATTTGTGTTTCATCCTCTAATTCGTTATAGCAGTTATCGGGAACAGTTACTTCCTGCTTGCAATCCAACAGGACACGATAGGGTTCACTAGGTAAATCCTCGGTGTTGAATGTAAAGGAAACACGTTCCAGACACAAATAATCATTTCGTTCAATAACAATATATAATGAATCCTCAATAAAAGAAGCACCATAAATAGGGTCACCGAAAGACCATTTAGACCAAGAAGCCTGTTGACGAACACTATCAATGAAGAGGTATTTGTAAACATACATACTCTCTTCATCACCCTCAGTAAGGAACATCAAGATGTTTTCAACACTACTTGGTGCAATCTTATAAGTACCATTAGGGATATAAGAGGGTACGTGAGAGGTAATGTCTTGTGCATCTTTACTATCCGTGTTATCAGCAGCGACGAAGAACTCACGAACTGTAGAGTATTCCGAACGCTCTGCTAAGAAGTAGATGTTGCGTCCTGCATTTACCGGGGTTGCCTTTAAAGAACAACCAAAGTGGGTAACAGGTGGTGTCAAGTAGGCATCTTTAGGTGTCAGTACGTTATCAGACCTAAGAGCAAACTGAGCATCCTTAGAGAACAGAATCAGTTCAGCATCAAAAGGTACTACGTGATAGAGGGTTGCAATCTTGTTATCAGATACTGCAAGGTCTATCGGGTCGGTATCTTGAACTTCCATAGCACTTGCCATCCAGAAGTTAAAGAAGTCAGCGCTGCAAGTTAAAATAACATTCTCTCCACTGAGGAAACCCAAGCGATTACGATGATAGAAAACATCATTAATAGTGTTATCAATGAAAGATGGTAATGGGTTACTATCTTCATCACCGGCTTCACGTGCATCCCACTCAGCAACTCTGAAATTAAAAGTACCATCTGCTTCACGAACAAGGACATGTGGCATCGTGTCAGTGTCAATATGATTCTTCAAACCCGGACGAACACACTCACGCCATACCTGTGTTTCAGTATCATAACGTACATAATAATCATCAGTGTTACTACCTTTCTCACCCGTGATTTTAACAGTGAATCCATCGGGAGCACTTGCAGGTAAGTTAGTAAACTTCTGGGTGGACTTGATGATACCGAAAGCAGCTTGGTTATTAAAACCATCATATACAACAGCATCTTTGATTGTAGATTTAACAAAACTGTTAGTGGGTGTTTCAGTTTTCTCTGCATATTCCAGAGTGTATACTTCTGCTTCCACTTTGTCCCCAGTGTCACCCTTCTGGAAATAAATAGGGAGTGTGCCGGTGGATTGAGTTACCTTCCAGCCATCTTTTTGACACCGCTCAATCTCCGCTTTGACTTTATTGTAAGATTGAATATCAGTTTCTCTACTCTTGTTGTCGGCAGCTTCTAATAATTCTTTTTTAGGTACAGTAACAGTGATTATACCTACATCCCTTTTAACAGTGCTCGCAACATAATATACAAAAATACTAACTTGTTTATACAAATAAGCAGCTTGTAAAGCATTGAACCTATCCTCTTGCTGTCGAGGGTTAGTAGATGGAAATGTAGTAATAGTTTCACCTGTTTCAGTTACAATCTCAGTTTTCTTTAAATACAACCAAGAAGAACCTGTCTTAGTAGTATAACCTTTGTCAATACATTTCTCAGCAAGTTGGTTAACAATATAGTCGGTATTAATAAGTTTTGTGTGTGACTTATCACTACCATCTGGTGTTTCATAACTAGCAACTTCTTCACCATTAATAACAATCTTATAGGTTCTGCCATATTGACCATTCTTAATGTTGACAAGTAAACCCTGTGTGTTCCATGAGTTATCATCAATATCTTTGGTCATATGTGTTACTTGTGAAGTGTTGCAAATAAATGTATAATCGGCAATCGTAATCGCCTTTAAGTTATAACGAGGTTTCTCAGTATAGATGTATGGTTTTGTACCTTCTGCAAAGTTAACTTGCTTCTCGTTACCTTGTAAATCATACACCTTAATATCATCACCAGTGAAAAGCACGATGTACTTCTCATTGGAATCTCTGTCAATGAAATGCACTAAGGGTTTTGTATTCTTAGTCAGCTTCCTAGCCAGCGAAGATACAAGCATCGTCGGTGGTCTTTTTTGTAAACCACCGGCTTCCGAAGAGTAACCATTGAGTTGTTCATCAAGCTGCTCTGGGTCACGCAAGGTAGGTGGTTGTTGACTAATACCTTGTACAAAGTTTTTAATATCTTGGTTAATTAACATAATTATTAACCTCTCTGTTTTAAGTTAGTAACATCCGTATTATTCAAGATGTTATAATCATTATTATCCATTTCATACTCCTGCAGATGCATCCATGCTTCTTGAATCTCCTGCGAGGTAACTTGTGCTAATCCATCGTCACCAAAATATCTGCTCTGAAACTTAAAGGCAGTTTTGGTAATGATATAGGTACGCATAGCATCTGGCAGTTCCTCAAAAGGCACTAACAGGACTGCTTCACAGGTAATGGGGTTCTTAAAAGTGATTGTATTGGTGGAGAGGTCTTTGACATAATCACCATTATGGATGAGTTTTTCCCCACCAGAACCTTTCAAGAACAAATAGTTATCCTGCCATCTAATGTGTCCACTAAAAGCATCTGGTGTTAAAGTGTGTTCTGCAATCGTGTTGAAAGACCAACCACGAGCTTGCTCTTGCCTAGAAACACTCCTTAAAATACGCAACGCATTAATAGCATCAACATTCTTTAAATCTTCGAGGGTATTAATGGGTGATTCACCTATAATGCTAATTATCTCATTGACAGCATCTAGTTCTGTTAAAGCTGTTAATTCCATCTTTTAATCTCCTTTTTGAAAAAATAGGGAGTACCAGAAAACGATACTCCCTCATTTGTTAATTTTTATTGATTAATCAGTGGGTTCAATAACACCCATAAATGCTGCTTCCGGACGCAAGCCACCATGACCCATAGCATACTTACCAACAATTTGGTCTGCTTGGTATTCAATACGGCGACCATGTTCAAGTTGGAAAGACTTCAAAGTCAGAGTACCAACAGTAGAACGATGGGCTACCAAGAAAGCACATTTGTCTTTGTATGCAGCCGGGAAGATATGACCGGTGCCTTGAATCAAACCATCCGGAGTACCATTATCAGTCTTAGTGATACCACCAACAGTCAGATGAGGAACTTCGACAATATCAATACCTGCGATACGAGTAACAGTTGCATCAGTGATGGTTGCAACAGCACCGAAGTCTTTGTTAATAGCATCCTTAGAAGCTACCAAAGCATTTACTGCAACAGGCAGCATATAGCATACTCGACCTTCATTCGGTACGAAGTTGTTGGACATAGCAGTCTTAATCTCCAACAGTTCAGAGATAATTGCTTTACCCAGAGCTTCGGATTCAGAGGACAGACCACCTGCAACCTTACGAGTTACAATCTTACCTTTACCCAGACCCGGTAACAGTTCTTTGTCAGAAACTGCCATCTTAGCAATCTCAGCCAGAACGCCACCATCAGCAGCCATAGCCAGAGCTTCACCAATCTGATAGGAGTATTCGGAACGAACATCATAGTGGTTCATAGCGTCATCCAAGTCAGTGATAAGACAATCAGAGGTTAACAAACCATCAATGAAAATCTTAACAGAAGTCTGTTGTTCTGCTTGACGTTTGTCATCCAAGGATTCACCCGGTGCCAGATAGTTAGCTACCTTTCGACCCATTACCGGGAACTCAGCAGCTTTACCATTTGCGATAGTACGTTCAACGTGTCGACCCAAGGTCTTACGAGAACGGCGGTAGGCTTTCAGAACCTCACCTGCGAATTGGGTCAAGAACATTTTAATGCGACCGGCAGTAGCATCATTGGAATCAAGACCCGGAGAAGAAATTACAATATTAGTTGCCATATTAGTTATACATACTTCCTTTCTTTAAACAATTATTGATTATTAATAATCAACATATTAACGTCCAAATGAGAAAAACTTAGATTTGCTCAGACGTTTAGTAACAGTTTTGGTGTACTCTTCATCAACACCATATCGAGGGTCATCCATAGCTTTCTCCATAGCAGCTTCATTAGCAAAACCGCTAGTTACGCCAGAATTACCACCGAGAACAGAAGCCTTTTGAGTGCCATTACGCAAAGTCATTTCAGCTTTGAAACCGGCAATAAGCATCTTAACAGTAGATAACGAGCCATTCATAACAGCGTCATTGAAACCGTCGATAGCATCTTGACCTTTACTCTCAATATATTTAGAGAGTTTACTGTATTCAGCTTTACCACCTGCAGCGGAATAAACCGCATCAGTAAAGGCTTCATTAACTGCAGCAACACCACGAATGTAAGTGTCTACAACAGCTTTGGGATAACCTGCATCCGCAAGTTTCTTGTAGGTGTCATCAGAGAGAGCACCTTTTTCTTCGTACTCTTGTGTGAGTGCATTATAGTCAATACCTTTGTCAGCCAGAGTTTTAGTTGCTTCATCAACGGATTCTTTAGTGGATTTAAGTGTTTCTTCGAGTGCCTTTGATTCATCAGCCTCTTCCTCATTCTCTTTTGGTGCTGGGTCTTTAGCATCCTCTTCGGAAACACTTTCGTCCTCATTATTAGATTCGGTTGTTTCTTCAACCTTTTCCTCTACCTGTTCATCGGTATCGGTATTATTAGTTTCAGTAGTTTCCTGCTGCTGTTGTTCAGTGTCCATCTGTTCTTCCTCAGCAAGTTCTTGTACTTCAATAGTTGCCATTCATATCCCCCTTATTATTGTTGTTGAGGTTGCTCCATATTAGCGTTAACAAATCCTTGCGCTAACGGAGAAGCAGCCTGTTGTGCCATTTGTGCCATCATAGCCTGTTGTTGTTCCTGTGCAATCTCTTCATCAGTTTTCAACAGTCCCTCGGTATCAATACCAAGAGCAGTAGCACACATAGCAATAAAGTTATTTACTTTCAAATAGTTCTCACTGCCCGGTGTAGAAGCAATAATATCTTTGAGTGTCAGTAACTTATTTAAATCGTGACCTCTTCCGATTGCTTCCAAACCTGTTGTGATAGTAGGTTCTACAGTTTTCTCCGGTAGTGATGGAATCTCACCCATGCTTTCTAACTGAGCCATTATGCGCCGTACCAGAGGTAACTGTAGTTCTTGACTGAGGATGCTATAAGTACCACCAAGGGTGTCTTCAAGCTCCCCGGCTAAATAACGAATTTCTTCTGCAGTAACTCTCTCGCCATCCCTTGTTACTGCGGATTGTAACATAAACACATAACCAAGACGTTTTTCCAAGGCTTGTACGTATTGCAAAGAAACCTGCAAGTCATTTGCTTTGTTAGTTTGCATAGCTTGTACATCCTCAATTCGTCCCGGTACAAATGCACCAGACTTAGCCTTAGCTAATCGGCGAACCTGTGTGATACCTGTAGGGTTCACAAGGTACAAAATGTGTCCTGTAACAGCAGCGAGGTTACGAAGAGCTTCTGTGTGAACATCAAGGCTTTCTAAGTCACCGAGATATTCTTCAACATAACTACGTCCATAACTCTCGCCATCAACCTTCACCATACGCAAGGCAATCCACGGAGATTTATCAATAGGGAATGATTGTTCACTACCATCAATAATCTCTCCGTTAACCTCTTGATATGAGAGGTATTGGTCTGAATCCAGATAAACATGAGTGTAAACATTCACGTTCTCTGTTGCTTCATGCTGTGCGCCATCAGAAGCTACGAGAGTTTGGATTTCGTCCGGGAGTGTTGCAAAAGCAAGTGTGTCCACTGTAACAAGTTGAACCACTTTACCTAACGCATCCCTTTGAAGCACATAGTTAGACAAGTGGTATAACTTTGCTCCACCTTCCAAAGGCGGTAAGAACAGCAAAGCGTTACCTGCTACTAGCAGTTGGTTTAGTGCTTCTTTAATAGTAACTCGAATCTGTTCAGTTTCAATGTATCTAATAACACGTCGCTCTAATTTTTCGAGTGCTTGTTCAATCTCCTGCAACTGTTCTGGCTGCTCCGCTAATTGAGAAACAATAGCATCTGTAGGGGTCAACCGAAAGAACGGACTGTTCGGAGGCAGGAGAGCTAACATCAATTTGCTAGATAAGTTATTAACACCTCTTGCACCAATAGATTGGTTAGGTGTCATATAGCTTGTTGATTCATTATCAGATTCTTTAGGGAACAATGCAGGAATTGTCATAGCTGCATTTTTCTCAGCTCTATCGGTGTATTGGTCACGCTGAGATTTCAGACGTTCATACACTGCTTTGGCTGTTTCCCTTTGAGGGTCTGAAAGGTCTACAACAGGGAACTTAGATTTACTCTTTTCAGCCATCAGATATTAACACCTGTTCCTTTACCTACGCCAACTACAAGGCTCTTCTTGCCTTTAGTTTTCTTACGTTTGCTGTTACCCTCGGGTTCAATGCTAGTAAGCTGTTGTTCCATAGGTGCAGCAACAGGCGCAGCAGGTGTCGGAATGGTAACTTTAGATTTCTTTCCGCACATTCTTAGTATCAACTCCTTTGTTAGTAATTCGTAGGATTATAACCACTATTACGTTTAATGGTTAATTGTTGTCGACCTTTCTTTTGGTTAAAGGTATCTTCGCTGCCACCTGCAAGCGGACTATCGGGTTCTTTAGCTTCCGTTTGAGGGACTAATTGACTACCTTGGATAGATGGTGTCTGAACTTTAGGTAATTTCCAACACATTAAACATCATCACCTCTTGATTCTCTCAATGTTTCCAAATGAGTAATAACATCCCGGCATCCTTGCATATAACCAATCAAAGCTTCGGCGGTAGATGCTTCATGGTCTAGCAAGGAGTTGGGATTAAATATTGTTTTTAAATAATTAATCAAATCTTCTGATACATATGGTATCTTCAAGTCATCTTCTAAATCATGAGAATTAGTAAACATCAATATACTCCTTTCTCTCAATATGTGTGTCAATTAGCTTTCTGGTATTTATGTGTGTCAATTAGGTGTCCATAGGATTGGCTTCTTGGCTACGAAGTCATAATCACAGCTACGCAAGATACGAGCAACCCGAGCTTGAACCAAAGCATCCTCACTCGGTAGGTTCTTCTTGGCGAACTGAGCAACCACAGCTTCCCATGTTGGGTTAGTATCAAGAATCTTCTTAGCAGTAACAGCACCAACACCGGGACAACCTTTGTAGTTATCTGCGGTATCTCCAACGAGAGTTTGATATAGGTGGTTATAATCTGCTTCGGTTACATTAATCTCATAATAAGTATCAGTTAAGAGGTTATAGAACTTAGCAGGAATACTCTTGAAGTCTTTATCGCCACTAACAATAACAGAGTTACCGGGATTCAATGTAGCAAGAATACCAATGCAGTCATCAGCTTCTAGTGTAGGCTTCTGGCAATATGTGTAATTCTCTTTAACCCATTGGACAATCCTATGATATGCCAGAGGTTTCCGTTTACCAACTCGGTTAGCTTTATAGGTTGGTAACAATCTCTTACGGAAATTCTCAGTATCAGAGAAGCACATGATGATTTCGTATGCACCCTCAACCTTATAATGGTTTAACACCTTATCGGTTATGCTGAGAACAGTATCATCAACAACCATCTTAGCTTCTCCATACTCACAATGAAGTGTAGATATTTCAGAATCCCACTCAATCTCGTGCTCACAAGCAGCACATGAGCGGAACACAAGCATATCCGCATCCATCAATATTCTAAAAGGTTTGTTATTCAATAACATCCACCTCAGCTTTATCAGTACGAATACCTTTGAATCTTGGTTCACGCAGCACACCTTTAGTGCTGACAGCCATAGCATCAATCTGAACTACCTTACCGATAATCTCTTCGGGGTTAGCCCACCAAGCCTTTCGCTGTTCATCATTCAGACCAGAACCAACTTTAATAATTTTGTTATTTTTATCTTGACAAATCAGCTTACCTATGCATCCTTTATACTTCCCTGTTCCTTCTTCAACATCAATTACTTTGAGGTCAAAGGACACACCTTTTTTCAACTTAACCATCTGAGCGTTACGTTTGCCGGGATAATAACTAGCGAAGTCTGGACGTGCTACAACACCTTCACCGCCCTTTGCCCATATGGATTCAGCCATAGCAAATAGTTCACCTTCGGTGTAGATATGGCGTTGTTTAATAATATGGACTTTCGGATGTTGAATTGCATGACGTTGTAAGTAAGTAGCACGCATATAATAAGGTTCTGCGCTGCTAATACCCATAAAGTCATTCAGAGCGATAGCATCATGAACATACGCTTCAACCTCGGGATGCTGCTTCTTAGTATCTCTGCACCAACCACTAATTGTTGGTTGAGAAACACCTCTGGTATAGGCTTCAAAGATAATAACACCATACTGCAGCTCCTTAGAGAGTTCTATAAGAGGTTCTTTAAGATGGTCTAGCGATACATACTCTTCACCTGTGCGACTGAAAATAGTACAGTCAGAATGGGTGCAAAGAGCAAAGGCGAAAACACCATCAAGTTTCTCACTAGCACACACCGGGAAATGTAAAGGTTCTTTAAGTTTCTCATAAGGTAAACACAGTTGCACCAGATGTTTCTTATCTCTGCCTACGATTTTACAAATATCAAAGTTAGCAGCCACCATTTAACTCCTTATACAAACCACAGCGACAAGCACCATACTTACGCATATAACGGCAAGGACAAATGGTGTCCTCAGTCTGTTGTACTTGGCAAGGGCAATACATATCGCCGTATCTCTCCACTTGTTTACGGAACTTCTCAGTAAGGATAGGGAAGCGTTCTTGATTAATGTCATAACCATATTTGTTAGCAGTATTAATTAAATGTTGTTTAACTTTCATTATTTAAATTCACAGCTCCTTTCAGTACAATTAGCACAGTTCATAAAGTTTCTATCAAAAATCTCCGGGGCAGCTTTAGCTAATTCTTTTTGAATCAGTTCAGCTAACTTTCTGTGCTCCGGCATAGCTCGCATACACATACGCTTCGGCAGGTACTCAAACCATGCACGGAAGTTACCGGTTACTACAATGGATGTTTTAACACCTTGGGGCAGGAAGTAAGATGCATCCTGTTCAGCTACACCTTGGTCGATACATTCGTTATATATATATCGAACAGGACGTTAGCTCCGGCAGTTAAATCACCTGCTACTTCGGCAGGAGTTTTACCACGCTTTTTAGCATAGGCTTCACAGAAACCATCGGGGAGAACAAAAGTATCAAACTTGCTTCCACGTGCGCTCTTGCAGGTGAAGCTAAGGTGTCTATGGCGTGTCAGTTGACCCAACACACGCACAGAACACTCAATCTCAAAAGATGCATAGCAGTGTTCCAAGATAGACAAGTGACCACTTTTGATGATTGCTTGAATACCTTTTTCGGAAACATCGTTACCATATGGTTTACTGCAAGCAGTCTTTAAGAGTTCCATGTAATTAGATGTTATTGAGATTATCTGAGCCGTTGGCAAAACAAATCACTCCTTCTTTATCTACTAACAAAACATCAGAGGGGTCTACCAGATAAATTCTATGGTCTGTTCCCTGTACCTCTACTCTGACACGTTTGATTGTTCCTTCAATTCTGATAGGAGTAGGTTTAATAGGGAACGTAACCTTAGCTCCTTGTCTAATTAAATATACAGTATCTTTCATTTCGTTAACTCACCTTTCACTTTCACTTTGTTATCACAAGTACAGGTTACAACGAGGTCGACATATGCAACCTTTAGTAACTTCTGTCCGCACTTAGGGCAGGTGATAATATTCTTTTTTGTATTTTTATTCATAGGTTATACACACTCCTATTGATTATTAATAATCAATGACAAGTTGCCCATTTTCTTATCCATTTGCAAGCCACACTAACACTAACTTTAAATAAAGCAGCTAATGCAGTACCGGTAACACCTGTATGAGATAACCAATACTCTTTAGCTTTTTGTTGCCTGTCAGCATAGCGTGTCTTATTATGCTCTACTGCATGAGCACTCTTAGAGATAAGTTCTAGGTGCTCAATATTGCAGCAAGCTCTATTATGGCAGATATGATGTATACTATATCCTTCTGATACTTCACCATTATGCTCTTCCCAAACGTATCTATGATACATAATAAGTGGTGCTCTTCCTTCACCTTTATAGCGAGGGTCACGGCATCTAAAATAACCATCGTGATTTAACTTATGGGATATAGGCACTATACATCCACTATCTAATCTTTTAAATGTAAGTGATTTTTCATGTATTTAAATTACCTCTTAGTGAGTTTCTGCCCAATTCTTACCAATCTTCCCTTCGGTATCAAGTTGTACACGGAAACCAAAGAAGCTTTGTGATTCACGCATGGAGTTCTGAGCGATACGTACAACATCCTCAGCTATCTCATGGGTTCTGCAAGCCACACCAATTTCGTCATGACACCACACCATAAGTTGAAAATCTTTGCCGTGGTCATAACCCGCTCTAAGCATGTTTTGCTCCCATAATACAATCCACTTCTTACAAATCAATGCACCTGCGGATTGCAACAGCAAGTTCAGAGCACTATGAATACTCCTAACATGAAGCGGTCTACCATCAAGTCCCTTTAGGAACTTACGTTTCCACTTCTTGATTTCACCACGATAACCTCTTTTGGCAACCAAGGCGTTCTCAATGGCAGCTCTAAGTTCAGCAATAGCAGGTGTTTTAGAAAGGAACTCTTTCTTCAACCGCTTGCCATCTGCAGCATCACCATGAACAATCCTACCAATCTTTTCATCACCGGCACCATATAAAAAAGCGTATATAAATGTTTTGGCTTGACTACGTTCTGGTAAACCTGCAGCCTTCTGATTGGCGGTATGAATATCACCATTCAGAATCTCATGTGCGTATGCGCCGTGGTCATAAGGGTACATGAAGTGTGCTAAACACCGCAGTTCCAAACCACTAGCATCGGCACCGGCTTCCCACCATCCATTCGGGACAGTGAATAACTCTCTGCACTCTTTACCATAGGGACTATTAATAGAGGGTACTTGGGCAACATTAGGTGAACTATGTGTAGCTCTACCGGTAACAGCACCGCACGGATTGACAGAACCATGAATCTTACCATCACTCTTAACACACTTTAACCAACCCCATTTGCCATCAACAAGCTGACCTAAGCGTTTGGTTATCATGAGATATTCTTCAAGAATCTCTGCAAGCTCTCTAATTACAGTTGGGGCTTGTTCGTCATTCTTAATATAAGCAAAGGTAATATCATCAATCTTCAATCTGTCATTCTCATAGAGTTCATCATTCTCTGGTTCATAATGATAATACTTAGTGATAACCCATTCAATTTGTTGTCTGCTACTAGGATTGAAGTCTTTGTAGCGTTGAATAGGTACACCTTTCTTATAGCCTAAGCGACTGTTATCTCCCTTGGGAATAAAGATTTTATCTGGAATACGTGGCACTTTTTCAATCAGCAGTGCCTTTAAGTCTGCGTGTCTGCAACGGAGTTTTTTCTCTAACTCCTGTGCCTTAAACACGTCAAACGTAAAACCATTACGCTCCTGCTGCGCCATCAGCCATTGAGCTTCATGTTCAAGAGTGATAGCAGTAGTCGGGTAATGAATGGTTGTTAGATAGTTATATAAAGCACGTGTTACAACAACATCCTGCTCATTATAGGATAACATAGCTTCGTTAAACTCTGCCCATGCATCCTCTGTTTCCTCACTGTAGGTGCCTTTAAACTCACCTAAGCGATAACCCCAAGCCTTCAAGCTATGAGAACCAATCAGTTTAGGTGGTAACTTATTAGCTCTGACAAGTCCATAATCCTTATCAGTAATATCACTAAACATCAGATGGGATAACACAAGGGTATCAATCACCTGCGGTCTAAACTTACGAGGTAACACAAAACTCGGGAACAGTTTCTCCAAAACAGGAATATCGTAGTTAATGATATTATGACCAACAATAGTACCGCCCTGTTGAAGAACAGAAAGCAGTTCATGCGCTCCCTGTTCGACCTCAGCAGGACGATATTTTTTAGTTGTTAGTTCGCCATTATCATCAAAAATAATAACCATACAATGTGCTTTCGTAACATCGTAATACAAACCATTGGTTTCAATGTCGAAGAAAGCAATCATGGTTTATTCTCCTTCCGAGAAATACTTTTGGTTTACTCTTTCTCTTTCTGCTTCGAGATTCTTGATGCTGCGAGCATTAAGGCTAATAGCTTTATTGATAGCCTTGATACGCATAACAGCTAAATCCTGCTCTTTATTCTTTGCCCAGAACAGTAAATCAGTGAGAACATTAACCAGATAAGTAAAAATTTTAAGCATTATTATTTAACTCCTTTCATATATGCACGCATAGCAGCTTCCTTTTGTCTGCCCTCAGAAAAACTAGAGATAGGTTTAAGATAACCAATAACACGAGTACCATAATCCAAATTTTTAGAACCACAATATTTGCACTTCTGACGTGTTACCGGGTCGATACGTCCACAGTCTTTACAAATAGTACAGAGGACGTTAGTAGTCCAATAAGGAACACCCTTCTTAGCAGCAAGCTCAATTAATTTAATAGCTTGAATTTGTGTAGGAAGCTGTTCCAAGTTCAAGTGGCAAGCTGCACCGCCATCGAGGTACTGAGATACATCAGCAGCGTGAGCATCAAGTCTATCCAAGATAGTCATAGAGGTGTCCTCAACAGGATAGAAGTAGCTGTTGTAGCAGTCACGAGGGACGAACAAACCATCCTCTTTGTCCCACTTAGCGTTCTTAACACCAAGGTTCTCTGCAGGTACAAACTCCGTGTTGAAACGTACACCATACTTAGCAAGTGCTTCTTTATTGAGTGTCTTAATGATAGACAGGTCTTGTTGCAAGAACTCTTTAAGAGTGTTTTGGCAACCAACAGAACGCAGGTACTCATGAGCTTCAAGAGCGCCATTGATACCAATAGTACCAAACTGTTTATCCAAGCTAATATAACCTGCACTGTATGTCGGCAGTAAACCTGCTTCGATATATTCAGAAACAATAGCACGGAACGCCATAAGATACTTATGTATTCTCTGTACAACATCACTCAGTTCATAACCTCGCTGATACATTCTGTTGAAGTTGATGGTGATTACTTGATAACTACCGGTAGACACACCACCGGCACCAAGGGTGTAAGAGAA